CCATGAAGGACTGAACGATGCCGTTCATCAAGTTCACCAAGAGCCGGACGACGGTCGAGGAACACCCGCAGGTGTTCGAGGCTGGCCGGGTCTACGAGCTGTCCGAGGAATCGTGCGAGCGCTGGAAGCGTCGCGGGTTCGCCGAGGACGCAACCGCCCCCGAACCGGTGGCCCAGGTGGCTGCCGAGGTCGACAAGCCGGCGCCCAAGCGCGGCAAGAAGGCCGAGGGCTGATCGATGCAGATCCACGCGCTCGAGCTGATCACGCCGGCGGCCACCAACGACCCGGTGGTCACGGCGACCACCGCGAAGCTGGCGCTTCGGATCGATGGCACCGACCTCGACACCGAGATCGAGCGCCTGGTCCGCTCGGCCACCGCGCAGGCTCAGACCGAGATGCGGCGCGCGATCCTGACCCAGACGTGGGCCCTGCGCCTGGACTGCTTCCCGAGCCACGGCGTGATCGAACTGCCGTTCGGCTGCACCAGCGTGACCTCGGTGACGTACTACGACGACGCGAACGCATCGCAGACGCTGTCGAGCAGCCTGTACGTGGTCGACGTCGCCAGCGCGCCAGGCCGGCTGGCCCGCGCCGATGGCACGACCTGGCCGACGACCTACCGGCGCCCGAACGCGGTGACGGTCACGATGGTCTGCGGCTTCGGCGACGCGGTCGACGTGCCCGAGGAGATCAAGGACTGGATCATCGCCCACGTCGGTGCGCGCATCCGCAACCCGGAGGCCTTCATGCAGGGCCCGAGCGTGTCCGCGCAGCCGAACCGGTTCATCGACGGTCTGCTCGACCAGTGGCGCCTGACGGTGGTGTGACGTGGGACTCAACGCCGGCACGCTCAACGCTCGCGTGGTGATCCAACAGCGGGCGAGCGGCCAGGACGCGGTCGGGCAGCCATCGGCGACCTGGTCCACCCTGGCGACGGTCTGGGCCAACGTGCGGCACCCGACCGGCAACGAGGCCATGCGCGCGGACAAGGACATCTCGATCAACGCGGTGCGGGTGCGGATTCGCCGGCGCACCGATGTGACGCCGGCCATGCGTCTGACGCACGGCAGCGCCACCTACCAGATCAAGGCGGTGCTGCCTGACACGCAGCGCCTGGAGTTCACCGACCTGCTGTGCGAGCTGATCAATGGCTGAAGCTCTGACGGTGGCCTTCGACGACGCCGAAGTGCAGGCGTGGCTGAGCGAACTGGGCGAGGCCGCGAACGACGCGGTGCGCCCAGCGGCACAGGCCGGCGCGGACGTGCTCTACCGCGAAGTGCTGATGCGCGTGCCTGTGGGCACCGAGGGTCACTGGTTCTACGGCACGAACGCGAAGTACTTCTTCCCCGCCGGGACGCTGCGCGACTCCATCTACCAGGTCTTCTCGCAGGACAACTCCACCGGCCAGAAGGCGACGTACCACGTGGCCTGGAACCACCGCAAGGCGCCCTACGGCTTCATGGTCGAGTTCGGCACCAGCAAGGCGAGGGCGCACCCGTTCCTGCGGCCCGCCTATGACGCGAAGAAGCAAGTCTCGCTTGACGTGGCGAAGGACACCTTCTTCGACAAGCTGCAGGAACGTGTCAGGGGCCTGCAATGAGTGTCGAGAGCGACCTGTTCGACGCGCTGCAGTCGCTGGTGTCGGGCCGGTGCTATCCAGACCAGGCGCCATCAGGTGCGGCGCTGCCCTACATCGTCTATCAGCAGATCGGCGGCGAGTCCGTGCTCTACCTGGAGAGCGTGCTGCCGTCGAAGAAGAACGGCCGGTTCCAGGTGGCCGTGTGGGCGACCACGCGGGAGCAGGCGGCCTCACTTTCGCTGTCGGCCGAGGCCGCTGTCGTGGCCTCGACTGACTTCCAGGCGACACCCCTCGGTGCAGCGGTCGCGGACATCGATCCGCAGACCGACTACCGGGGCATGCGCCAGGACTTTTCCGTGTGGTCCGACCGATAAGGCCGGGCCACTTCACTCCTGCCGCCTTCGGGCGGTTTTTTCTTACCTGAAAGGTACTCACCATGGCTGCAAGCCTGCCCAATGGGTCGACCCTGTTCATCGGGTCGGCTTACGGTTCCGTCCTGACCGTCTCCGGCGTCTCGAACGCCAACCCCGCCGTCGCCACCAGCACGGCGCACGGCCTGTCCAATGGCGACTACGTCGTCGTCACCTCGGGCTGGTCGCGTCTGAACAACCGACTGGTGCGCGTGTCCGGTGTCACCGCCAACACGTTCGAACTGGAAGGCATCAACACCACCGACACCGACATCTATCCGTCCGGCAGCGGCACGGGATCGGTGCGCGAAGTGACGACCTTCACGCAGATCACCCAGGTGCTGCAGCCGACCTCGCAGGGCGGCGAGCAGCAGTTCCTGTCGTACCAGTTCCTGGAAGACGACGCGCAGACCGAGATCCCGACGACCAAGACGGCCGGCGGCTTCAACTTCTCGGTGGCCGACGATCCGACGCTGTCGGGCTACATCGCCATGGCAGCAGCCAACGACGACCGGGAGGCCCGCGCCCTGCGCGTGAACCTCGCCAACGGCTCGAAGCTGTGCTACTACGCCTACCTGACGCTCAACGAGACGCCGTCCCTGACGGTGAACGAGCTGATGGCCTGCCAGGCGACGGCGCGCTTCCTGAACAAGCCGACGCGCTACGCGACCTGAGATGGCGAAGCTCTCGCTTGTGCAGAGCCCGACCTTCCGCGCGAGGGTGGACATCCCCGTCCCCGGCTCCAAGCCGGTGGGCGTGGAGTTCACCTTCCGCAACCGCACGCGCGAGCAGCTCGCGCAGTGGCTGGAAGGGCTTGACGGGAAGGCCACCGAAGTGGCTCTGATGGAAGTCGCCAGCGGCTGGGATCTCGAGGACTCCTTCGACGAGGCCAACGCGAAGCTGCTGCTGTCGAACTACATCGGCGCATGGGGGGCGATCTACGAGCGCTACCTCGGCGAGCTGGTGAAGGCCCGCGAAAAAAACTGAGGGAGGCTGCTCGCGCGATCTACACCCCGCCCCCAACGGAGCATGAAGCCCAGATGCTGGGCCTCACGGTGGAAGAAGCGAGCAGCCATACAACCGAAGTGTGGGACTGCAACTGGCAGTCGGTGCTGGTCTTCGAGGCGATGGCGACCCAGTGGCGTGTCGGCATGGCGGGCCCCACGGGGCTCGACTACAGCGCGCTGCCCTCGGTCTTCTCGCTGATGCGCGTGCCAAGCAAGAAGCGCGACGACGTGTTCGCCGATGTTCGAGTGATGGAGGACGCCGCCTTGAAGTTCTTTGCCTGGCAGCAGAAACACCGGAGCCCCAATGGCTGACAGAAAAGCGCAGCTTGCGATAACCGCGGACGCATCAGGCGTCGAGGCGGGTGTCGGCAAGGCAAAGCGCTCCATCAGCAGCCTCGGACAGGCCGCGAAGACGGCGGGCCAGGAGGCTTCCAAGGGCCTTGGCGGGATCGGCGAAGGTGCGGCCCCCGCGACCGCGAAGGTCGACGCGGCCACGAAGTCGATGATCCGCTCCATAGAGCGGGTCACGTTCGCCACCGAGGCGGGCGGACGTACCAGCGCACGCTACTTCCAGCTTCTAGCAGAACAACGTGGCGTGAACCCAGAGGCGCTGCGGCCCTACCTGGAGCAGTTGGATCTGGTCGCCTCCAGGCAAAGAGCGGTCTCTACTGGCGTCAACATCGACGTTACCGGCATTGCCCGTGCGGCAGCGGCACAGGCCGAGTATCGGCAGGCTGTCGAGGCCGGCATCGTCTCGGATCTGAGTGCAGCCAAGGCCAAGCAGCAAGCCGCGGCAGCGGCAAGGGATCGGCTGGAGAGCGCGGTCAGATCAGCCGCCGCTGAAGCTGATTACCAGCGTGCTGTGCAGTCTGGCGCAGCGGTCGATCTTCAAGCGGCCCGGGCACAGCAGGCAACAGCTGCCGCAGCGCGAGAAAAGGTGGCGGCGCTCGTTCGAAGCGCATCGGCAGAGGCCGAGTACCAGCGCCTTGTCAAGGAAGGCTTGGTTGTTGATTTGGCCGCCGCTCGGGCAAGTCAAAGAACCGCCGCGGCTCTCGGCAACACTGCGCAAAGCGCGCGGGCCACTGCAGCTGCACTGCGCCAAGTGCCGGCGCAGCTCACTGACATCGTGGTCAGCCTGCAAGCCGGGCAGGCGCCGTTGACGGTGCTGCTTCAGCAGGGTGGACAACTGCGCGACGTGTTCGGCGGAATCGCGCCCGCGGCACGCGCGCTAGGCAGCGCGGTGGTGCGGCTCATCAACCCTTTCACTTTGCTGGGCGGGGCGGCGGTTGCCCTTGGCGTGGCCTACAACCAGGGTTCCAAGGAGGCCGACGCCTACAACCGGGCGCTGATCCTGACGGGCAATTCCGCGGGGACCACAGCTGGACAGCTGCAGTCGATGGCCGAGTCCATTGACGGCATTGTGGGCACCCAGTCCGAAGCCGCGGCGGCTCTGGCGCAGTTTGCAGCCACAGGAGCTGTGGCTGCCTCAAACTTGGAGAAGCTGACCATCGTCGCCATCAGGCTGGATAGCCTGGGCGGAAAGGCCATTGCGGAGACGGTGAAGGAGTTCGCCGCACTCGGGAAGGACCCGGTCGACGCCTCGGCCAAGCTCAACGAGCAGTACAACTACCTGACGCTGTCGGTCTACGAGCAGATCAAGGCGCTGCAGGAACAGGGCCGGGTTACGGAGGCGGCGGCGCTGGCCCAGGCAGCGTTCGCGGACGCCCTGAACACCCGCGCGGATCGGCTGTCGCAGAATCTGGGCTACATCGAACGCGCGTGGCGCGGCGTCACCGGGGCGGCGAAGGAGGCCTGGGACGCGATGCTCAACGTGGGCCGGGCGAGCACTCCCCAGACCGAACTGGCGGGCCTGCGCCGGCAGCTGGAAGCCCTCGACCAGGGCGCCAACCTGGGGCCGGAGTTCGGCGGCACGCAGGGCAGTCCTGCCGCGGCGCGTGCCCGGCAGCAGCTGCTCGACCAGATCGCGGCACTGGAGGACATCAACCAAGTACGCGACGGCGCAGGGCGAGGCAACCGAGGTCACGCGCCGGGGCATCGAGGCCGAGCGGGAGATCTCTCGCATCCGGGAGGCGTCGCGGTCGAACACCGAGAAGCTCAACGCCGAGCTGAAGAAGTACCGCGACAACCTCGACGCGGTGCGCCGCGCCAACCCGCAGAGCCAACTGCTTGACCCCGGTCGCATCGCGCGGGACGAAGCGGCCATCCGCGCCAGGTTCACGCCTCAGCGCGCGGCGGCTGCCGTCCGGGACGACGCTGCCGAGCGGATGCTGCAGGGCCTGCGCGAGCAGGAGGCCACGCTCAACGCCCAACTGTCCACGAC